AGACTTTCAAAAAACCATTGCTAGGTTAGAAGAAGTAGAAGCGGCCATAATAAATGCATATGAACTAAAAACAAAACTGCCAAGAGATGAATTAGCAAAAATGATGGAAGATGAAATGTGGATGAATGCTTATAGAGCAAAAGAATTAGGATTTGTAGATGAAGTATTATACACAGATACTGAAGAAAAGAGTCAAGTAGGATTTGATTTTAGAAAAAAAGCTGTAAGTAATTGCATTCAAAATAGTGTTAAGCAAATACAAGAAAAGATGAAGATGATGCAAGATAAAACAGAATTAGAAAAGTTAAAAATTGAAATAGACTTATTGGAAATGCAATAGGTTTATTTTTTTATATAAAGCAAAACAAAAAAACAGATTTCTCCTACTCCTTCACAAAAATAAAATTTAGGAGGAATCAAAATGAATTTAAGAGAATTAAGACAAAGATTTGCTGCAATGGTAGCAGAAGCAAAAAAATTATCAGAGGAAGGAAAACTTGAAGAAGCAAAAGCAAAAACTGAAGAAGCAAAAGCATTAAATGAACAAATTAAACAAGCAGAAGAAATTGAAAGAATGGAAGATGAGTTACAAGGAGATGCAGGAACACCTGTAACAGAACCAACAACTGAAAACAAAGCAGATGTAAATAAAGCATTTTTAAAAGCAATAACAGGTAAAAGATTAACACCTGCAGAAAATGCTTTAATAGAAAAAGCAGATGAAAATGATCCAAACGGAAGTATTCTAGTTCCAACAGATGAAAATACTAGAATTAATGAGTATAAAAGACAATATAAATCTTTAAGAACTCATGTTAGAGAATACAGAACAAATGTAATTACAGGGTCATTTGTATATGAGAATAATAGCACAATGACTTTGTTACAAGACATTGATGAAATGGAAGAAATTCCACAAGAAGATGGACCAAAATTCAAAACAAAAGGATATAGCATCAAAAATAAAGGTGCAATTTTACCAGTATCTAATACATTACTTTCTGATGAACAATCAGGGTTAATGGCTTATGTTGGTAGATGGTTTGCTAAAAAAGCAGTAAAAACAGAAAATGCAGATATTCTTGCTGTAATGTTAGCAGATAAAGAAGCAAAAGCCTTAGCAGACTGGAAAGCATTAAAAAGGTCATTAAATAAAGACTTAGACCCAGCATTAGTTCCAGGGTCAGTTATTGTAACAAACCAAGATGGATTTGATGAATTAGATAATGCAGTAGATGAAAATGGTAGACCAATATTACAACCAGACCCAAAAAATCCAACACAAAAACAATTCAAAGGCTTAACAATAGATGTTTATTCAAATAATGATATACCAAGCAAAGATGGAAAAGCACCAATCTTCTATGGAAATTTAGAAGAAGCAATTACATTTGTAAATCGTGCTAGATATGAAATTGCAAAATCAAAAGAAGCAGGATTCACAAAAAATGCAACATTAATCAGAATATTAGAAAGATATGATGTTATAAAAACAGACAATGAAGCATATTGCTATGGAGAATTAACAATAACAGATGCTACAGCAAATGTAACAACTGAAGAACAAACAGAAGCAGAGGGATAGGAATATCCCTCTTTTTTGAGAAAAAGTTCAAAAAAGTGAAGCACGAGAATGAGTTTTAAGACATTTTTAAAATAAAAGAATATAAGTATAACCCTTAAAAATACTGTGTTTTATATAATTTCGGAGGTAAAAAATGTTAACAGTAGAAAATGCAAAATTATATTGTAGAATTGACAATGATGAAGAAGATGAGTTAATAAAAAACTTAATAGAAGTTGCAGACAGTTATATAAAAACTGCTTGTGGAGAATATAACCAAGATAGTCCTAAAGCTGAATTGTGTCAAAGAATACTTGTGAATCACTGGTACGAAAACAGAACTGCTATAGGTAGTACAAAAGGTTTGAAATATTCATTAGATAATTTGTTAATCCAGATTAGATATGGAAATGAAAGTAGTGATAGTGATGAAAACGAGTCAATATAAAAAAAGAGTAACCATACAAGAATATACTGAAACAAAAAACACTAGGGGAATATCAAAAAAAGACTGGAATGATTTAAAAACAGTATGGGCAAATATAAAAACTAATATTGAAAATGAGCAAGATATTGCTAATTCAGTAAAAACAAAAAGAAAAATAGAAATAACCATACGATATGATAAAACATTAGAGCAAAAACTTTTATATACAGAAAAGTGTAGGATATTTTATAAAGCACCATATAACATACTTGGAATAGAGAATGTTGATGAAGAAAATATAGAATTAAAAATTAGATGTGAGGCAACAGAATAATGGATTATGATATTAGAATGTATGGTTATGAAGAATTATATAAAAAATTAGAAAATATGCCAGACAAAATAAATAAAGTAGTGGACCAAGCTCTTATAAAAGCAGCACAGCCAATTAGAGATGAAGCTAGAAGGAAAGCTAGAAGGAGCAAATCACCTACAGGAACAAAAGGACATATGGCGGATCATATAGAAATAGGAGATATTGAACAAGAAGGTACTTCAAAAAGGTTAATAGTAGGATTTACAAAAGGAGATAATTCACCATATTACTATGCTAAGTTCATAGAATGGGGTGCATCTTCTGGACCATGGTCAAGTACACACTATGGCAAGAAACCTTTTATGCGACCTGCTTATAAAGCAAAAGTTCAAGAATCACTAGAAATATTTAAAAATATTGTTGGGAAGGAACTAAAATAATGGATGCACACGAAAAAATATATAAAGTATTATCAGAACTAGGTTATGATACAGAGTTCGATACTTATACAGGAACTAATAAAAAATATATAACTTATTTTGAAATATTAGAAAAAGAAGATGCACAATCAGAAGATTATGAAGAAATAATAGGACACCATTTTCAAGTAGATATTTTTTCAGATGAGGACCCAACTGAAATAAAAAATAAAGTAGTAAAAGCATTAAAGCAAAATGAATTTTATTCAATAACATGCCAAGACCTTTATGAAAGAGAAAATAAAATTTTTCATAAAGCAATAAATTGTTATCTAGCAGAGTATAAAGATTAAAAACAAATTATTCCTACTGCTCTTTCACAAATTTAAATTTTAGGAGGAAAAAGAAATGCCAAGACAAATAGGTTTAGAAAAATTAACAGTAGCAAAAATAACTACAGATGAAAGTACAGGAACTGTATATGCAGAACCAGTAAAATTAGAAAGAAGTATCAAAGCAAAAATATCTCCAAAAACAAGTTCAGAAAAATTATATTCTGATGACTCTGTTGAAGAAATATTAAACAACTTTGATTCTTGTGATGTAGAAATCGAATTAAATCAATTAACAATTGCCTCAAGAGCATTGTTACAAGGTTCTAAAATTGTAGATGGAATGCTTGTAGAAAGTAAAGATGATTTAGCTCCAGAAGTAGCTCTAGGATTTAGAAGCAAAAAATCAAATGGAAAATATCGCTATGTATGGTTATTAAAAGGAAAATTTGAACATACAGAAGATGAATATGAAACTATAGGAGAAAAGCCAACACCAAAAACAAATAGTTTAAAAGGTAGCTTCTATAGTAGAAATGATGGTAACTGGAGAATAATGGAAGATGAAGATTCAGAAGGTGCAAAACCAGAAAGATTAAAAGCATGGTTTGATGCAGTACCAGAAATACCAACAGCAGAAGGATAAAATTCCTTCTGCTTTTTTAAAATAAATAAATTAGGAGGATTTAAAAATGGCAAATAAAAAAGTAACAGGAAAAGAATTAAAGGGAGATGTCTCTACAAACACAATAGTGTTAGAAGGAAAAGAATATGAAATAAGTTTAGATTTAAATGCATTTGCAGAATTGGAAGAAATGTATGGTGATCCAACAAAAGCATTAGATGGATTAGAAAAAGGGTCATTTAAAGCAATAAGAGATGTACTATATGCAATGTTAAAAACACAAAATCCAAAACTTACCTTATTACAAGTAGGTAAAATGATAAATATGAGTAACATTGTAGAAATAACAAATAAAATAAATGCATCAGCAATGAATTCATTACCAGAAGCGGATGAAGAAACAAAAAACTAATAGATGAGTCATCTGCAAATCCTAAAGAGAACAATTGGGATTGGGGATGGCTCTATTATTTAGGAACACAATTATTACATATACCAGAAAAAGAATTTTGGAAAATGACACCTAAAAAATTGTGTCTATTATCTGAAATATATTTTGAGTATAACACACAGAGCAAAGCAAAAACAGAAAACCACGATGACTCATCAATGGCATACATTGATGAAATTTTTGTATAAAGGTGGTTTTTAAAATGGCAGTAGAAGAAACTTTAGCAAAACTAGGCATAGAGATAGCTTTTGACTCATCTGGATTCAAAGAAGGCATAACAAAAGTAAATAATAATCTAAAAACATTAAAATCAGAATTAACACTTTCAAAGTCTAGTATGCAAAATTTTGGAAATACAACTGAAAGTCTAAAAGTAAAAGCAACAAACTTAAGTAATGCCATTTTAAATCAGAAAGCAAAAGTAGAATTATTAAATGAACAATATAAAAAATCAGTAGAAGCAAAAGGCGAAGATGCTACTCAAACTCAAAAATTAAAAGTACAATTAAATAATGCAACGGCAACTTTAAATAATATGGAGAAGGAGCTGGAACAACTAAATCAAGACATAAAAGGTCATACTGCTGAATGGAAACAACTTGGAACTACATTAACAACTGCAGGAGAAAAAATAAAAGCAGTAGGAAATGGAATTCAAAGTGTAGGGAATACATTGACTAAATATGTTACAACACCAATAGTTGCAGTAGGTACTTTGTCAGCAAAAGCGGCGGTAGAGTTTGAATCGGCTTTTGCAGGTGTAAAGAAAACAGTAGATGCAACAGAAGAACAATTTGCAGAATTAGAATTAGGCATAAGGAATATGTCTAAAGAACTACCAGCATCTACAACAGAAATAAGTGCAGTAGCAGAAGCGGCTGGTCAGTTAGGAATAAAGACTCAAGATATACTATCATTTACTAAAGTAATGATAGACCTTGGAGAATCTACAAACCTATCATCTACAGAGGCGGCAAGTGCATTAGCAAAATTTGCAAATGTAACAAAAATGTCAGCAACAGAATATAGCAATTTAGGTTCTGTAATCGTAGCATTAGGAAATAATTTTGCTACAACAGAAGCAGACATTGTGAGTATGGCAACTAGACTTGCTGCATCAGGAGAATTAGTTGGTTTAAGTCAAGCTCAAATAATGGCATTGGCAACTGCAATGAGTTCTGTAGGAATTGAAGCAGAAGCACGGTGGTTCTGCAATGGCAAAACTACTAAAACAAATTCAAATGGCTACTGAATTGGGTGGAGCAGAATTAAATCAGTTTGCTAGTGTTGCAGGAATGACATCTGCACAATTTAAACAAGCATTTGAAAAAGATGCAGTTGGAGCATTAAGTTCTTTTATAGAAGGACTTAATAATACAGAAAGAAATGGGAAATCAGCAATTGCAGTATTAGATGAAATGGGATTAACAGAAGTAAGATTAAGTAATACAATACTTTCTCTTGCGAATGCTAATGGGGTAATGACTGATGCAATAAATTTAGCAAATGAAAGTTGGAATGAAAATACGGCTTTAACAAATGAAGCCAATCAGAGATATGCAACTGTAGAAAGTCAATTATCAATACTTAAAAATAGTGTTCAAGATATAGCAATAGAATTAGGTCAAGCCTTGTTGCCAGTCATAATAGATATGGTAGATATGGTAAAACCAATTGTAGACAAAGTAAAAGAATGGGCAACTGCATTTAAAAGTCTTGATGAAGAAACTCAAAAAAGTAGATTAAAAATAGTAGCTTTAGTGGCCGCATTAGGTCCTATGATTAGTGTTGCAGGAAAAATAGTAAGTTCAGTAGGTGGGATGGTTTCTACCTTTGGAAATATAGCAACAGCAATAGGGAATGCAGGTGGTATGGCAAAAATATTTTCAACTGCTATGAGTGCTCTAACTGGACCAGTAGGAATTGTAATTGCAGTAATAACGGCACTAGTTGCCGCATTTGTTCATCTATATAACACAAATGATGATTTCAAAGAAACAGTACAAAATGCATGGAAAAAGATACAGGAAGCAATTCAGAAGGTATGGCAAATATTACAACCAATATTCCAAAAGATTATGGAAGTATTCCAAAATCTATGGAAGGCTATAGAACCATTAGTAGAATTGTTAGGTACAATACTGTTAAATGCGATAGTTTCTCAAGTGGAGATGTGGTCGTATTTAATGGAATTTCTTGCACCAGTTCTAGATATGCTAGTAACGGCAGTAGGATTTTTAGTAGACATTGTAGGTGCAATAACATCTGTTTTTTCTGATTCTATTCCAGAAGTAGAAAGATTCGATGATACTGTTAGTGAAGCAACTCAAGAAGCAGTTGGTTCATTTATGGATTTAGAGGAACAAGCAACTATTTCTCTAAACCAAATGGCTTGGAGTGGTGCAACAGTAACAGAAGAAATGAAAAACAATATGACATCTACAATCAATGAGATGAAAGAGCAAATTGTATCAAAAATAGAAGAACAAAAAAATGAAACAACACAAATATTAACAGAACAATTAGCTACATTAACAAGTTTAACAGAACAGGAAAAACAAAAAATAATTGAAGATGCAAATGCAGGGTTTGATGAAAAGAAAAGAATCACAGAAGAAGGTACGGCTAGGATAAATGAAATTCTTACAAATGCATCAGAGCAAAATAGAGCTATAACTCAAGCAGAAGCAGATGAGATAAGTAGAATAAAAAGTGAAATGACAAATACTGCAGTTGCAGTAATGTCAGAGAATGAAGCAGAACAAGCGGCAATACTAGAAAGAATGAAAGCAAATGCTGCAGAGTTGTCTGCTCAACAGGCTGCAGAAGTTGTAAAAAATAGTATAGAACAAAAAGATAAAACAATAGAAGCGGCAAATCAAGAATATGATGAAAGAATGAAAGCAGCTGCAAGGCTAAGAGCAGTAGGAACAGAAGAAGCTAATAAGGCCGCAGATGAAATAATAGCCTCTGCAGAAAGACAAAAAACAGAAACAATTGCAAAAGCAGAAGAAATGCATCAAAAAGTTGTAACAGAAGCACAGAATCAAGCTCAAGAACATGTAAATAAAGTAGACTGGGAAACAGGAGAAATAAAATCAAATTGGGAAGTATTTTGGTCAGATTTAGGTACAAATATTTCAAATGGATGGAACAATACAAAACAATGGTTTACAGATGGAATACAAAATATAAAAACATCTTGGAATAATGGTATAGATAATCTAAAGCAAGGTGCATCTCAAAAATGGTTAGAAATAACTCAAGGTGTAACAGATTTTAAAAATAATACTGTTTCTAAAATTTCAGAGCTAGGACAAGGAATACAAGATAAATGGACACAACTAAAACAAAATACATCACAAGCTTGGGATAATATTAAGAATGGTGTTAAAGATGCATCTCAATGGATGTATGACCACAATTATTATTACCAAGATATGTGTGATTTTATAAATGAAAAATGGTCAGAAATTTCAACAGCCACTACTCAAAAATGGGATGAAATTAAAACCAATGTATCTACTACGATTACTAATGTAAAAGAACGGAATATCAAATAAATGGAATGAAATATGTACGGCAACAACAGAAAAATGGAATGAGGCTAAAAATACAATTTCAGAAACTGCTAATAATATAGGAACTACAGTTTCAACAAAATTTACAGAACTAAAAGATGGTGCAGTAAATAAATTTAATGAAATAAGAAATAGTGCATCAGAAAAATGGCGGACAAATAAGAAGTTCTATTTCAGAAAAAATATCTCCAATAGTCGAAAATATACAAAGCAAGTGGGAACAAATTAAGAATAATGCAATAAACAAATGGGGAGATATTAAATCATCTATAGGAAATAAAGTAAATGAAATAAAAACTGCAGTTTCAGAAAAATTCAATGAATTAATAAATAGTGCTAAAAACTGGGCTCGTAATATGATGGATGGATTTGTTCAAGGAATAAAAGATAAAATTCAAAGTGTAAGAAATGCAACTGCAAATGTTATTAATAATATAAAAGACTTCCTAGGTTTCCACTCTCCAGCAAAAGAAGGAGAAGGTAGACACATCGTAGAATGGGGAGAAAATATGTTGTTAGGTTTCATTGATGGTATGGATAATAAAACACAAGAATTAAGAGAAAAGATGAATGAATTATTAAAAGCACCAGATTTAACAGCAAATTTAGATATAGGACTAAATTCAATGGCAAGACCTACAAATGGAATGTATGGAAACAATACAACAAATAATACAACTACAAATAATTCAAACTTTACATTAAAAATTGAAAAGTTCATAAATGAAAGAGCTCAAGACATTGAAAGTCTAGTAGAAGAAATAGAGTTTTATAGAAACAGAAAACTAGTAGCAAAAGGAGGATAAAATATGGGAGCATATTTTATATACAATGGAATTAATTCAAAGGATATGGGGGTAGTCTTAAAAGCACTACCTCCTATTACTAGACCGAAAAAAAGAATTGAAACAATTACAGTACCAGGTAGAAATGGAAACTTATATATTGATGAAAACTCTTATGAACCAATAATAATATCTTTAGAGTGTACATTAAAGAAAGATGTGGATCCAAGAAAAATAACAGAATGGCTAGTAGAGTTTGGAACTATTACCTTTTCAGATGAATTAGACAAATTTTATAATGCAGTAATTATAAATAGTATTCCATTGTCTAGAATATTTAGGGTATATAGAGAATTCATAATTCAATTAGAATTACAACCAATAGCATTAAGTAACACACAATATGCAAGAAACTTTAGTGGAACTGAATCGCAAACATTGGAGCTAGACTGTACAGCAACAGTATATCCATATATAAAAGTAATGGGAAGTGGAGAAGTTCAATTAACAATAAACAATAAAACTTGTATAGTAAATATAGATGAAAGTTATATTGAATTAGATTCAGAATTACAAAATGCATATAAAGTTAATAAAAGTAAAAATAATATGATGAATGGAGAATTCCCTACATTAGAACCAGGAGAAAACACAATACAGATAACAGGAAATGCAAGTATACAAATAAAATATAGAAAAGCCTATATATAAGGAGGCTAAAATGTTAACAATTTATAATGAGTCAGAAACAAATTTTAATCATAACGGAATAGGAATATTAAGAGATGTAGTGTCTGCAAAAATTACAGAAGAATTAAATGGGCAATATGATTTAGAAATGGAATATCCTATAAAAGGTTACTTATCAGAAGAAATAAAAGAAGGAAATATAATAAGAGCAAGAAGTGTAGAGTCAAATCAATTATTTAGAATTAAACATGTAAAGAAAAATCTAACAAGAAAGATTATAGTAGCAACACATATTTTCTACGATTGGAACGATGACTTTATAGAAGATACATATCCACAAAAATTAGCAGGACAGGCCGCACTTCAATGGCTAGTGGATCATACAGTAAATGCTAGTGGAAAATTTATGGCTTTTTCGGATATAACAACTATTGCAACAGCAAGATATGTAAGAAGAAATCCAGTAGAATGTTTAATTGGAGATATAGATAATTCTTTCATAAATGTTTGGGGTGGAGAACTAGAAAGAGATAATTTTACAATAAAAATGTTAGAAAGCAGAGGACAAGATACAGGTTATAAGATTATAAGTAGAAAAAATCTAACAGGAATAGAAGTAAATACTGATTATAGCAATATAATAACTAAAATAATGCCACAAGGATATAACGGACTACTTTTGCCAGAGAAATATGTAGAAAGCTCTCATATATCAGAATACCCAAATGAAAAGATAAAAAAGATAGAGTTTTCAGATGTGCAAGTAGTAGAAGATGAAAATAATCCAGAGAATAATGTTAATGAAGAAGAAGCTTATGAATTATTAAGAACAAAAGCAAAAGCAATGTTTGAAAAGGATAAGATAGATATACCCACAGTAGATATAAAAGTAGAATTTATAGAACTATCTAAAACAAGAGAATATAAAGAAAAATATTCGTTTTTGGAAACTCTAAAATTAGGGGATACATTATATGCAAAAGTAGATGACCTAGATATTGATGTGTCAATAAAAATAGTAAAATATGTATGGGATGTTCTTAAAGAAAGATATATTTCTTTAGAATTAGGAAATATAAAATCAAATTATATTACAACACAAATAAAACAGGAGCAAAAGACAGATGAAGAATTTGAAAGAATACCAGAACTATTGCAGCAAGTGAAAAATTTTGCAACATCATCTATTGCAAATGCTATGGGTGGATATGTATATAAAACACAAAGTGAATTGTTTATAATGGATACTAATAATCCAGTAACTGCTCAAAAAGTATGGAGATGGAATATAGAAGGTTTAGGATATTCAAAAAATGGAATAAATGGACCTTTTGAAATTGCTATGACTTCAGATGGACAAATAGTTGCAGATTTTATAACAGCAGGAGTTTTAGATGCAAGTATAATTACTACTGGAATACTAAAATCACAAGATGGAAATTTTTTTGTTAACTTAAATACTGGAGAATTTTATTCTACCGATGTTGAAGGTATAAAATTAACAGTAAAACAAAACACGGAAGATATTCACACTAATCAAGAAAAAATAGCCAACATATCAGTAACATTAGATAGAATAGCACAATCAATCCAAATATCTGGTGGTAGAAATAAAGTAATAAATTCAGTAGGATTATATGGTACAGACCAATATGAAATAAGTGGAAGCGGAAATACAATGTTTGGAGAAGTTGCAGACTTAAAAGCTCTTACTAATTCAGGAGCAATGATATATGCTACAAACAAAGTAATAAAACACACAGAAATAACTCTTATAGAAGGACAGCAATATACAATAACATTTAAGTACAGTAATACAGCAGGAAATACTTTTAAATTTAAATTAACAAATACAGATACTATAGAATTGGTTAATACAACGGCCGCAAAACAACTAGAAGAAGTAACATATACATTCACTTCAAATGGAAAAGTAACATATCAAATGGAATGTTCATATGTAGATAACACAAAAGGTGGTTTTGTAACAGATTTAATTATAAAAGAAGGTAATTTGAGAAGCAATTGGGAACCAGCTACTGGAGAAATAATGGGAACAGCATTAAGTTTGTATTACAATGGTGTAGAAATAACATCAGTAGATTCTGATATAAAAACAGTTATAAACAATATGGGATTTAGTGTATATGATACAACTAATACAACCAATATTATTTTAACATTAAATAATTTAAGAGTATTACTAACAAATACAGAAATAAATGGAACTCTTAAAATAGAAACATTTTTATTACAAAAGATGACAATAGACAGTGATGACTGTCTTTTTATTTTGTAAAAAAGGAGAATGATAATGGCAACGATATATGGAGAATGGTCAAAAAACTGTAGATTAAGAATAGATTATAGTTACACTCAAGATATAACTAATTGTTGTACAAATGTATCAATGACTCTATATGCAGAAAAAAGAAACTACACAGGAAGGAACTATAATAATAACACAAATGATGCATATTACAATATGAATGGAATAGGAAATACATATGCAAAATTTGATTGGTCTGGAGGTGGAGCTTGGACATTAGGGTCAAGTTCTTTTAGTGTAGGACATAATACTAGTACAGGAGAAGGTGGAGTAACTTTATATGGAAATTGGCACTCTGGATTAACATCATCAGGAATTATTCCTACAGACATTTCAATGTCACAATATGTTAGTTTTCCAACAATACCACGATATGCAAATGTTAGCTGTAGTTTAAATAGTAAAACAGTTAATAGTGTAAAATTGAATTATTCTGTAGATGCAACGATAGACCATGTTAGAGGAAGAATAAATGGTGGAAGCTGGATAAATATGTCAGGAAATCCAGTTACATTTTCAAACTTATCTCCAAATACAAATTACAACTTGCAATTACAAGTAAAAAGGCAAGATAGCCAATTATGGTCAGAATCTAATGTTATTAATGTTACTACATATGATATTGCTAAAATAACAGAAGCATCAAATTATAATATAGGAACAAATACAACAATAAAATTTTCTAATCCAAGTAGTTCAACTGTTAATGCTTGGGTAGAAGATAGCAGTGGAAATTTATTGTGTGCTAAAAGAACAGGAATATCAAATGCATATACTTTTGAATGGACTACTTCAGATAATAATTTACATTATGCGGCCACACCTAACTCAAATACTTTGTCAGTAAAATTTGTAATACAAACAGTATGTAATAGCACAAATTATACACACACAATAACTAAAACTGCTACAGTAACATCTGCAAATCCAACATTTTCAAATTATACATTTGCAGATGTGAATTCGGTTACAACTGCTTTGACAGGAAATAATCAGAAAATAATTCAAGGATATTCAAATGTAAAGACTACAATAACTACTAGTAATAAAGCAACGGCCCAAAAAAGTGCAACAATGATTAAATATAGAACAGAAATAGGAAACCTTACAAAAGAAGCAACTTATAGTAGTTCTGCTTCGGTAACTATGCAAATAGATAAAGTAAATACAGGAACTATTGTTGTAAAAGCAATAGATAGTAGAAGTAATGTAACGAGTGTTACTAAAACGGCTACAATGATAAATTATGCGGATGTAGTTATAAAAAATATGTCAATAGTAAGACAAAACGGAATTGGAACAACTGCTAATATAATTGGAAATGGTACATATACAAATGTAAATTTTGGAGCAAGTAGCAATACTATAACTAAAGTAGAATATAGGCAAAAAACAAAAAGTGGTTCTTTTGGTTCTTGGATAGATATAACTAATAAATTTACTATAGGAAGCGGAAATTTTTCCAATAATACTACAAGCAATACTTTGACAGGATATACAGTAGGAACAGAATATGTAGTAGAAGTAAGAGTTACGGATAGATTAAGCACCGCAACTAGAACAGTAAATGTAACAAGTGGAGATAGTACACTAGTTTTAAATCGAACTAAAAAAATGATAGGTGTAGGTAAAATACCTGATAGAACTCTACCAGAAGGAAGTGGAGATTTTAAAGGTACAGTGAAAGCAACGGAAATAAGATTACAACAAATGAGATTTAAAGGAATATCTTACATTGTAACAACATCTGCAAAGATTTCAGCAAATACGAATTATACAGTACCTTTTACATATGTAGTAGGAACAAATGGATTTGTAATATACTACGAAGGTGTAAGGCTTGTAAGGGGAACTCATTATAAGGAAATAGGAAATAGTGGTGCAAATAGTACCACTATTCAATTTTTATGGGATGTACCTACGAGTAGCCTTTTTGAATATGTGACATAGTGGAGGTATAAGATGGCTAAACCATTGATAAACAATTTAAAAGAAATAATAGATATTATTTATCCAATAGGTAGTGTATACATAAGTGTTAATTCTACGAATCCACAAAGTCTTTTTGGTGGAACTTGGGTTCAGTTGCAAAACAGATTTTTATTAGGTGCTGGTTCTTCTTATAGTAATGGAGCCACTGGTGGAGAAAGCTCACATACATTAACAATAAATGAAATGCCATCACATAACCATTATTCATCTTCAACTAGTAGATATTTATTATCTACAGAAATGAATCCTAATGCAGCTGGAGATATTGGAGCAGCAACAGGAACAAAAGACTGGAAATGGACAACAAATGTAACACCACAAGGTGGAGGACAAGCTCATAATAATATGCCACCTTATCTAGTCGTGAACATGTGGAAAAGGACAAATTAGGAGATGAAATATGAGTGATCCAATATTAAAAAGAATGTTCAACTTAATATATCCAATAGGTAGTGTGTATATAAGTGTTAACAGTACAAGCCCTGCTACTTTATTTGGTGGAACTTGGGTTCAAATGAAAGATAGATTTCTATTAGGTGCAGGAGATACATATGCTAATGGAGCAACTGGTGGTAGTAAAACAAAAAATTTTTCTCATACACATACAACAGGCAATTGTACTTTGACAGTAGACCAAATTCCAGCTCACAGTCATGCATACAAATTAGCTTATGGAGGCAATGACCCTGCAAAAGGTCTTGGATATGGAAATAGTTTAGCAGGTATGTTTGACAATGCGGACTTTATACAAAATGCTGGAGGAGGAAAAGCACACAATCATGGAAATACAGGAAGTGCTTTGAGTTCTAACTTTGATATTATGCCACCCTACACTGTAGTATATATGTGGAAAAGAACTGCATAGGAAGGAGAAAAAAATGAGTGACCCATTATTAAGAAGGATTTTTAATTTGATATATCCAGTTGGAAGTATTTATTTTTCAGTAAACAATGTTAATCCAAGTTCGTTGTTTGGAGGAACTTGGGTAGCCTGGGGAAGTGGTAGAGTTCCAGTTGGTGTAAATTCTTCAGATAGTAGTTTTAATACTGTAGAAAAGACAGGTGGTAGTAAGGAATTACAATCTCATAACCACGATGGTTCAACAGGACTAGGAACAACAGATTTTATGAGAGTTGTTGGAGTTGCAGGAACAAGTATTGTAGCAAATCATATAGTAGGTTATTCTGGAGGAGCTTATGTGGATACTAATGGTCATAATTTTAATGGTGCAAACCATGTTCACGGATTTACAACTAATAATACTGGTAGTGGAAATTCAGGAAATTTACAACCCTATATAACATGCTTTATGTGGAAAAGAACCGCATAAGAAAGGAGAAAAAAATGGGAGAAGTAGTAGAAATAGTTGCAAGGTATGGAGGACTTGTTGTATTGGCAGGTCTTTTTATTTGGCAATGGATGGAAGACAGAAAGAGTTATAAAGAAGAAAAAGAAAACAATGCACAAATATTAAAAGAATTATCTTCTTCAAATAAAAATATAGCAGAAAGTTTAAATTTGCTTAAAATTTCAATAGATATTCAAGCTAATGAATTTAGGCAACACGATGAAAGAGCAATAAAGGAATTTTCAGAAATTAAGCAAGAATTAATTAAAATAGAAGGGAGGAAACAATGATGGAAGAATTAAAAAAGCTAATTGACTTAAAAACTATAATTACATTGCTATTAACAATAGTATTTGTAATATTAGTAGTATGCCAAATTCCAATGCCAGAATTCTTTGTGGAAATTTATAGATTACTAATAGTATTCTACTTTGGAACACAGGTACAAAAGACAGCTGACTATATAAAAGAGCTAAAAGGAAACACAGAAAATAATGAGTAATAAAACAGAAAAAAGAAACTCTTGCTCCTAAAGATGTTAGGAGGAATGAAAAAATGAATTGTAAAGAATTTATTCAAAAACTAAAAGAAGTAGCGACAATGAATACAATCTATATGTGGGGATGCTTTGGACAAAGTGTAACAGAAAGCATTATATCAGCAAAAACTAAACAATATCCATCTTGGTATACTGCAGCAAGACAAACAAAATTCAGAAAACTAATAGGCAAAAACTATTATGGTTTTGACTGTGTGTGTTTAATAAAAGCTATATTATGGGGATTTCCAAATACTAAATATGCAAGTAATGGTGTGCCAGATATTGGTGCAGATGCAATGATAAATAAATGTAATGGAATATCAACAGATTTTAGTAACATAGTTCCAGGAGAAGCAGTATGGTTAAAAGGACATATCGGAGTATATATAGGAGATGGACAAGTAGTAGAATGTACTCCTGCTTGGAAAGATGGGGTACAAGTTACAAATTTAAATCAAAGAAAATGGGTAAAACATGGAAAATTACCATATATAGAATATACAGTGAATACTGTTACGGAAGATAAAAATGAAAATGTATATGTAGTTGTAAAAGGAGATACATTGACAAAAATAGCAAATCAATTTGGAACTACAGTACAAGCAATTGCAAATGTAAATAATATTGCAAATGTAAATTTGATAAATATAGGACAAAAATTAATTATACCAGGAAAACAAAGTGTTCCAGAAACAAAGACCAAAACTATAATAGCTAATAGAGGTCTAGTTTTAAGAAGTGAACCAAGAAAAAGTTCTACATATATAATTGCATATCCAAAAGGAACAAAAGTAATTGTTACAAAAGAAAATGTAGCAACTGCAGATGGATTCAATTGGGATGCAGTAACTGTAAATGGAAGAACAGGATATATGGCAAACACATATTTAAAATAAAAAATGAACGGAAGGTTATTGATTACAGCCTTCCGTTTATTTTTTTGTTATTTCGTAATGAACATCTTTAAATAATGGACTTTGAAAAAATTCAAATAATTCTATTCCAAAACCTTCACAGATATGAAGTATTGTATCTATTTTAGGTAATTCAGTTCTACCACTCATAAATTCATTAAAAGAATTAGAAATACCTGATAGAGTAGCAACAGCATTATTACTTGTAATTCCTTTTTGTTGCATAAGTTCTTTTACTCTTTCTCGAATAGCATCAGATAAACACATATATATTGCCTCCTTTAATTTCTAAAATTCCCTATATTAGCAAAAGTATAACAAAGGACTAATAAAAAAGTTTCGTATGCGTCCGTAAAAAACAGTTGAATATTAAAAAAAATAGTGGTAGAATAAAAATAGAATTACGGATGCGTACGAAAGGAAGAATGTATGGGGAAATATATAAAAGAGCCAATATATGTGTCAGATATTAAGATAGAAGAATGGAAAAGCCAAATAGCATTATTGGAACATTTTGAAAGATTTAAAGATAATCCTAAAATTATAAGTAGAGAAATAGAAGTCATAAAAGAATGCTTAACATTTCAAATTAAAGATGAAATTAAAAGAAGAAAAAAAGAAAAAGATGAAGGATATTATAATGGAGAAGATATAAAAACCATATTAAGAAGAACCAAACAACTTTTGCAGAAAAATGAATGGAGCTATGCGAAAGAATTCATTGATATTATGATAGAAGATATGTCGAAAAAAGTCGACAAATGCTGAATTTGGGCGATGAAAAGTTCTTGCAATATCCTGTCGAAAACTGTATAATTTTGGCAGGGGGTAAACATATGGAAAAGAAAAAAGTTGTTGTAGTAAATATGAATGAACAGTTCGTAGAAGAAATAATAAATACAATTGAGCAAAATGAATTTATGGAAATCGTAGCAATTGCAAGTGATGGAGTAGAAGCTAAAAATAAAATATACGAGTTTAAACCTGACATTGTTATAGTAGATATATTTTTGCCAAGAATAGATGGTCTTGGTGTAATAGATTTTATTGAAACATTAGATAAAAAACCACTAATAGCAGTAACAGGAGCAGCGATAAGTAATAGTGTAAATCAATTACTTATTGAAAAAGGTATAAAAATTATTATGTTACAACCAATCGATATAAAATTATTAGCTATAAAAATAAAAAGTTTTTATAGTGTTCATATGTCGGATGTGGAATATCAAGAAAGAAAAAGAAAGAGAAGAAAAGCACTAGAGGTATTGGCAAATAAAGAATTTAAAGATGAAGAATTAGAAAAATACATTGCATCTAAAATACATGATTTAGGAGTAAAAGCGTCGCTAAAAGGACACAGACTAATTATAGAAGCAATAAGAATAAAAATACAAGAGCCAGATAAAGTAAAGAATATAACAGTAGATTTATATCCATATTTAGCAATGAAATTTAATGATACAGAATCAAAAATTGAAAGAGCAATAAGACATTCAATACAATGTGGATATAAAAATAATACAGAGTTATATGAAGGAATATTTGGAAGTTATAAAAATGGTAGACCAACGAACGGAAACTTTATAGATACAATAGCAGATGCAATAAAAATAGATATTAGTAATTAAATATAGATTATACAAAGGAGAAATGATAAAATGATTAATACAGGTATTTTAAGAAGATTAGATTCGTTAGGTAGGGTAGTAATACCAATAGAAATTAGAAATTCTATGGGTTTAGAAACTAAAGATGCTATGGCAGTATACTTGGTAGAAAATGATATTTTTTTAAAAAAAGTAGAAAAAGATGAGAAAATAGTAGGAATAATAAGATTTTTAGATGAACTTGGAAGAGTTGTATTGCCAATAGAAATAAGGAATTTATTAGACTTAAATGAAGGAGAACCAGTAGAAATATGGTTAGAAGAAAATAAAATAATTTTGAGAAAACATTGTATTAGTTGTATATATTGTGCAAATCAAGAAAATTTAGAAAGTATCCTAGAAAAGCCTGTATGTAAAAAATGTTTAAAGAAAATTAGAAAGGAATTAAGCTAATGAAAAATAAAGTAAAAAAAATATTGAAAAGAATGTGGAGAAGATTTAAATTCGACTTGACACATTTTCCTAATCACATATGGTTTTATGATCCAAAGAATGGAGAATAATAAAAAATGCTCTTTATTGAGCATTTTTTTTGTTCTTGGATTTTATATAATCTTGAAATGTGTTTATTGCTTCTAAAGTTCCGCAGTTATCACAGATTTCAGTTTTATTGTCTTTTCTTGAAATTGCAGTGTATCCATATATAGGATGGCCGCAAGAAGGACAAATGATTTCTCCATTATGTTTACACATAAATATCTCCCCTTAATACATAGTAAAATTGATTGTTATTATAACACTGAATCCCTTTAATTGCAAGGAATTTATTTATTTTTTTGTTTCGGCTTTTTGCTGGATATATTCGCAAAAGCATGGTATTGTTAGTGTAGGGGGTAATCAATATGTTAAAAGGAGTATTCGGAATAGAAATCGAATTAACAGGAATTACTAGAGAAAAAGCTGCAAAGACAATAAGTGAAACAATAGGGGGTGAAATAACTAGGACATATGATGGGTATGATACAAGAAAAATTACTGCTCCAGACAATAGAGTATGGAAGGTAGTAAGTGATTCAAGTATACGAAAAGAAAGCTCAAGAGGATACACAGAATCAAGGGAATATGCTGTAGAAATGGTAAGCCCAATACTAACTGAAGAAGATATGGATACTGTACAAAGTCTGGTAAGAGCATTAAGAGCCGCAGGAGGCAAAACCAATAGTAGTTGCGGAATACATATACATTTAAATGGAGCAGACCAAACAGTACAAAGTATAAAAAACTACATACAGATAATAGCAAGTAAAAATGACTTGCTATACAAAGCACTACAGATAAAACCAGATAGAATGAGATATTGTAAAAAAATAGATGAAGAACTAGTAAAAAAAATAAAAACTAGAAAACCAAAAACAATGCAACAACTTAAAGATATATGGTATAACGAAAGAAATGCAGGATACCATGAACATTATCATAGTAGTCGATATCATCTACTAAACTTACATAGCTATTTTACAGGAAATCACACAATAGAATTAAGAGGATTTAATTCAACACTACATGCAGGAAAAGTAAAAGCATATATACTATTAGCACTGGCTATAAATCAACAAGCTCTAACACAAAGAAAAGCATCAGCAATAAAAACACAATGTGAAAATGAAAAATTCGCTATGAGAGTATATCTAAATAGGATAGGATTCATAGGAGATGAATACAAGAATTATAGAGAACATCTATATAGACACCTAGATGGAAATGCAGCTTGGAGATATGGAAGTAATGATCCAAGATATAATAAGAAAAAGGAGGAAAAATAAAAATGAAAATTTACATAGCTTATGGTAGTAATATGAACCTAAAACAAATGAAAATGAGATGCCCTAATGCAAAGCCTATAGGAAAGAGTACATTAGAAAATTATAAACTAGTATTCAAAGGAGTAGCAGATGTTGTGAAATGTGAAGGAGAAAAAGTACCAATAGTAATATGGGAAATAACAGATGAATGCGAAAAAGCACTGGATATATATGAAGGATACCCAAGATTATATAGAAAAGAATATGCAACTGTTAAAATAGGAAATAAAGAAGTAAATGGTATGATGTATGTAATGAATTATGGAAAAGGGTCAGCACCAAGTAAACATTACTTCAATATAATAAAAGAAGGATATAATGACTTCGGAATTAGACTCCTACCACTAATAAAAGCTCTTAATGAAAGTTTGAGAAAAATATAAAATAAAAAGCAAAAAAGGGATTAAGAATCCCAGTTGCTTTTTTGTAAAAAAATGTGAAAAAAACAATAGTTAACTATTGATTTTTTTTTTGATTATTTATATAATATGTGGGAAAGAATTTATTACATAGGACAAAGGGGAGTGACAAATGATAAAGGATAGCCTAAAAGCCCTGGGAGAGTATATATATATATATATATATATCAGAACTCTATACCTAAAAGGGAATAGAATATTATTTTTGAAGGAATGTCTATTGTAAGTCTATTGTGTGTATATTACGGAGAAAATTTTACACAAATTTATAGCAATTTGGAAAAAAATACAATACGGCACGAATTAGTTATTAAATTTTAAATATATAAAGTACAAAGGAGATTTGTACAAAACAAAATACTAGAACCCCAGCAATTTGTGGGGTTCGGAAATAGGTTATTAAAAAAAACAAAGGAGTTGAAAATATGAATATAAATAGACAAAATAAAGGTATAACTTTAGTTGCACTAGTAGTTACAAAACTCGTGCAGGTGGCTTGAAATAAGGGTTTG